GCACAGGATTCAGGATGACAATATTAAAGTATTGAAAGGGATTATATGGCAGACGAGCAGAACAAACAGACGAGGGAGTTACTTGAAAAGGCGTTCCGGCAGGTGTTGGTTGAGATTGCCGATGACGGTGTCAGTGTTCCGTTGTTAAACAGAAACACCGAGCAGATTGTCATTAATTGTAACGCTGGCCATATAATAGACATCAAGCCTGTTCTCAGGCTCAGACTCAAATAGTAAAAAGTAAATAGTAACTATTCGGATAGGTTATCTCCTGTATGGAGCAATAAGAAGCCCGGATCTTGTGCGAAATCTAATTTTTGCCCAGATTCGGGCTTTTTTAATCATTTACAGGAGGTTCAGCATGTTATCAGCACTAAGCAGCAGAGCTATACGCGGCGAGTTTTTCCATTTGCTTGCCCAGATGACAGGTGTCAGATGGGTAGAGGCAATATCAGTATTATTTGATTCAGACCAGGCCAGTGAGACATACGAACAGCTAGGACAGGTCCCCCCAATGAGGGAGTGGGTCGGTGGACGAGAGAAAAATAAACTATCTCCACTCGGAAATCTCACCATTATCAATAAGCACTATGAGTCAACTCTTTGGGTGTTGCTGTCTGAAATACGCAGAGACAAGACAAAACAGGTACAGCTCAGATTAAACGGCCAGGTACAAATGGCACTTGCACACTGGGCGATCTTAATCACTAACCTGCTTGAGACTGGTAAGACAGCGCTCGCACAGGATGGCCAGGCGTTCTTCGATACTGATCACACAGAGGGCAGTAATACCACAAATCAGGACAATGATCTCACCATCAACATCACAACCGCAAACACTCCGACAGCTGTTGAGATGGAGAATGCAATACTGAAAATGATTGAGGCCATTATAGGGTTTAAGGATAACGAGAACCAGCCAAGAAATGAAGACGCCTCGAAATTCACCGTCATGGTGCGACACAACATGATGGCCTCTGCATTGGCCGCACTCAAGGCCCAGGTCATTACAGATTCAAGCGGATCAAAGACAAATATCATCCCGAATATCAGCGGTTTTGAGATAGAGCTGGAGGTAAACCCTCGCCTGGCCGCAGATGACGAGTTCTACCTGTTCAGGACAGATGGTCACGGCACAAAGGCTATTATCAGACAGGAAGAGACACCTCTTGATATCAAGAAACAGGCGGAAGGATCTGCGGAAGAGTTTGACAACGACCGCCACTTGTACGGTATCGACAGCTGGAGAAATGTAGGATTCGGAGCATGGCAGGACGCCTGCTTGATGACGTTTACATAATCCCTGATTAAGGGGCTTAAGAATTAGGGGCGCGCGCTCAGGCGCCGCCCCATACTTTCAATAAAAACTATGACTTTTAAAGACGATTTATTGACGGATGCTAAAAATGTCTTTCTTGCCGGGGACAATGAACTCGACGAGAGTGTGACGTACACGCCATCCGGAGAGAGCGCCCGGACTATCAACGTGATACTTAACAAAGACGCACTCCAACCGGGTAAGGAAGGCAAGAGCCTGGCGCTGATAAATCAAGCGGAGATGTATATCGCAAACGATGCCACAGAGGGTGTGACGTCAATAAACAGAACAGCGGACCGCGTGGCGATCACCGACAGGGACGGCACTGCACAGACGGCGAGAGTGGTAAGGATTATCGGTAGTAATGCCGGTATGTGGCACGTGTTGATTGAGTGGTAGGCTCGATTGTGGATTTCGGATTTCTGAATGCGGAATTAAAAAGGACGATTTATGGCTGATACTGTACGAGAGAAGATACTGGCTAATCTGAAAACGGCCCTTGAGGGACTTACTACCGGCAATGGGTATAATTTCGATTTTACAGCCGCCACGGTCCAGAGATGGTCGATGCACGGTAACAGCACAACAGAGCTGCCGATGATTTTAGTATCGCCAGGGGATCAGTCTCAAAAGCCATTTACTAATGCACTATCTCAGTGTGATATGGAAGTGCTCCTCCCGGCTTTTTACAAACACGAACCCACCGACTCCGTCGTCACAGACAAGCGTATGAACCAGCTTGAGGGCGATATCAAGAAGATTGTAATGGTAGACGAAACACGCGGCGGGAATGCGCTGAGTACTCAGGTGACAGGGTCGTCACCGTTTGAGTCCGAAGAGGACCAGAGATATGCCGGGATTGTGATCGAGCTGTTAATCAAATATAGGCATTTAACGAGTGACCCGGAAACAGCGGGTTAAAAGCAAAAAAAGTTTCACGCAAAGGCGCTCCCCGGACTGAGAAGCGCCGAGGACAAGAAGAGCGCAAAGAATAAATAATAACAGATAAAGGAAAAACTTATGACAGATAAAAAAACAGGGTTTGTCAATACTGTCAACGATGCGTCTGTTACCAAAGTGATCGACAATGGTAAGGAAGTGCAGACGGAATCTTTGAAGGAGACGAAACCCAAAGAGAAATCGAAGGGAGTGACCAGCAATGCTGACAAAACGTAGAGTAGTCGCAGCGAAAGTTGAGAGCACAGAAGGCACAGCGGAGACGCTGACAACGGCAGAGGGAGGTATACTGGCGATTGACCCAAAGGTGGACGTGGATATTGCAATGCACGAACGTGACAATGCAAAGGCGAGTCTGGGTAAATTTGCAAGCCTGGCAGGATCTCGCAAGGCCAGTATCAGTTTCAAGGTCGAGGTGAAAGGCGCCGGATCGGCATATTCTTCCAGTAATCTTCCGGCTCTTGATGTGTATTTAATGGCTTGTGGGGCAAGCCAGACACTCGTCGTCACACCGGGATCTGAGACTGTAACTTACGCACCGGCATCGACCGGGGTATCCAGTATCACGATCGGGTGTTATGAGGACGGCGTACTCAAGATGATTAAGGGCGCGCGCGGTACTTGCAGGATCACTATGAAGCAGGGCGAGCCAGTCATGATGGAGTTTGAGTTCTTCGGCGTACACGTTGCACCGACAGACGTCACACTACTCGCGCCGACTTATGAGTCAACCATCCCGCCGATATTCAGGTCAGCATCGTTCACGATCGCATCATACGCGGCTGTAATGTCTGCAATAAATATTGACCTCGGCAACTCTTTCCATTTAAGGGAATCGGTAAACACGGCGGAGGGCTTTTTATCAAATGTGATAACAGGCAGGAACCCAGTCGGAGATATGGATCCTGAGATGGTACTGGTTGCTACTCATGACTGGTATGGTATCTGGCTGGCCGGTACAACAGGCGCGCTCACCATCGGCTCTATCGGCGCGACTCAATATAATAAGTTTACCATCACCGCTCCGAAGCTGCTCGCCACGAAGGTAAGTGACGACGATGCCGAGGGTCAGATGGTAGCCGGGCAGACGTTCCAGCTTGCAGAGAGCAGCGGCGACGATGAATGGTCAATATTGTTTGACTAAAAAAGGCATTAGGACGCAGATAAAAGCGGATTAAGGCAGATTTAAAAAATAGATCCTGAAATAAATTCAGGATGACAATTATTACAGAGGGAAGTATGTCAGAGAAAAAAGAATTTAGTTATGAGATAGGAGACAATCAGTACACGCAGCAGGCTCTTGTCTGGGGACAGGTAAAGCAGTTAAAAAATCTATTAGCCGGGACGAAGTTTGAGGGAGATCTGGACGTCATGAGTATTATCGACGCACTTGAGGACAAGATGCCGAAGGCGATCGCCATAGTGCTCCGACAACCAGATACAAAGCTCAAAGAGAAAAACATCGACGATCTTGCAGAGGTATTTGAGGAGGATCTGGAGCTTGAGACTATGGTGAACGTGGTAGAGGATTTTTTTTTATGCAACCGCATGGGCTTACTCTTGCAGAAGATCAGCAAGGTGTTCGGCAGCCTGACCGGGTCGATAGATTTGACATCGTTGACAGAGCAGTTGCAAGTCTCTCCAGAGGAGATATCACCAGGCGCGAAGAGATCCTCTGGGGATTCACACCAGAAGAGTGCGGACCTTTCGCAGAAATCTGTGAAAAAGAAGTAAGGTTCCAGACGGCAGTTCTGGCATTTCTGGGGATTGAGGACGATTCACCGCAAAGTAGCAAAGATCGCAAAGGAACAAGAAAAAATCAGGCGGTCGGAGAGTATTGCCAGGGCAGTGACGCTGAGGAGTGCAAGGGGTATTTCGGGGACGGTGTCTTGCCGAGGATCTGCGAGACGTGTCCGGATTAAAGACAAACCGCAAAGGAAAGAAATAGGACGCTCCCCGGACTGAGAAGCGCCGAGGACAGGGATCAAGACGGATAAAAAAGGATTCACTGCTAAATGATAGAGATCCTGAAACGAGTTCAGGATGACAGGCGAGGATTAAATTATGGCTGAAAATGTTGAGATAAAAATAATTGCGAAGGGGATCGCGGACGCGAATCAGAAGCTTAAAAGCCTGGGCACGGCGTTCAATAAAGTAAAGACCAGGGCGCAGTCCGTGGACAGATCTCTCTCGAAGCTTAAAGGGAGTTTTGTCGGCCTCAAGGCCGCCATTGCTGTAGCTGCTACCGGGTTAATATTAAAGAAGGTCTCCGGATCAGTTATTGAGACCGCTGCATCCTTTGAGCAGTTAGAGCTTAAACTCAACGCTCTGACAAAGGGCAAGGGCGCAGAGACGCTTGAGAGGATAAACAAATGGGCGCTTGACATGCCAGTGGATACAAAAAAGGCAGTTGATACTTTTGCATTAATGCAGGCATTTGGCCTGGACCCGACTATCGAGAAGATGGAGACACTTGTTGACGTTGCCACTATCTTCGGTGAGGACGCCATGCCGAGGATTGCCAGAGCGCTGGGTCAGATGGCAGCACTGGGCAAGGTATCAGCAGAAGAGTTGAACCAGCTCTCTGAGGTAGGTATCAACTCCAGGAAGATCCTGCAGGATACGTTCGGGCTGACCGTTGAAGAGCTACAGAAACAGAACATTGAAGTCGACAAGGTGATAGATGCGTTGATGGCGGGAATGCGGGACCAGTTCGGCGGTGCTGCACGGGCCGGAATGACTGCCTGGCAGGGCCTGAAAGCATCGTTCAAGAGTTATATAACAGAGATAGAGAGACAGGTCGCCGACGCGGGTGTATTTGGCGCCTTAAAACAGCAGCTGGGCGCTATCAATAACAACCTCAAAGAGTGGCTTGCAAATAATACAGATTTAATCAAGCAGAAGGTCCCTGAGTATATTGAGAAGGTAAAAGCAGTATCAGCAAGCCTCGCGAGTGTTTTCAAGGTGTTAATCCAGGACATTGCCTCTGTGGGTAAATTTATTTTTCAATTACCCATTGGGTTAAAGCTGGCCGCCGCTGCGGCGTTATTATTGAGCACGAGCATGGGGCCGATTCTCCTGGCGGCGTTAGGGATCGAGGCAGCGATAAAAACGTTCCCGGTAATCTGGAACCTCGCTGTCGAGGCCAACTCCAGAGCGGTGTTGCTTATGTTGCAAGGCGTTAATAAAGTCATCAATGCAGTTAATAAGATACCAGGAATCAAGATCGGAAAGATCGACACCTCCGGACAAGAGGCAATAGTTGACCATTACACAAACATAGCTATCGAATCCGAAAAGGCACTGGAGGCCAATCAAACGCTGGTGCAGTCGTTTATTGATAGTGGAAAAAAAATAAAAAAGGCTCTTGGGTCTTCTAAAGCCACTAACTTCGACGACTCACCAGCCTCACCAGTTTCCCCTTTACCTGTTACGTCCGGCAAGGCTAAAGCCGAAGGCAAAAAGAGCGTGGAGGAGTGGCGTAAGGCGATGAACGATTTCAAGATTGTCACCGACGCCCAGATGAAGGAAGCAGCTCTCAACGCGCTCAAGAATTTCCAGACGATCGAGAACTCCGGGCAGCTTACCGGGAAAAGACTCGCGGAGGTATGGAGCGGCCAGGTGGCGCCAGATCTCACAAACGTATTTGACACGCTGGACACTGAGACACAGAACATGGTCCTCGCGAATAACAAACGATTTGAGACTATGGCCAGCAAAGGCGTAGACGAAATGAACAGACTGGAAACCGGCACCCGTGACGTGCTCACGCGCATGAGAGGACCTTTTACAGAGTTTTTCATGAACATGAACCAGGGCTGGTCTAATGTACAGAACTTAGTTGTCAATGTTGTAGGTGTGATCAAACGCAAACTGGCAGAACTCGCAGCGGACAGGGCGATCAAGTACCTCACCAGTGTGCTAACTGGTGGTATTGGCGGTGGAGGCGGCGGCTTTTTCTCAGGGTTACTCGGCGGCCTGTTTGGAAAGAGGCCACACGGTGGCGGCCAGCCAGGTAGCTTGCCGACTCAGAAGATATTGACGCTGCACACAGGTGGCCTGGCAGGCGATGAAACACTTGCAAAGCTAAAAAAGAAGGAATTTGTATTAAACGAAGGCGTCACGAAATCACTAGGTGTGGACAGACTCAACCGTATAAACGGCGGAGATTTTACCGATTTTCAAAGCGGAGGAAGTGGCGGGAGCATCACGGTACTGGCACCCGTTACCCTCAACGCGATTGATGTACAGTCCGGGATCGCTTTCCTGAGTAAGCCGGAAAACCTTGAGGTGTTTGAGGGTTTCTTGCGACAGGCGATGGTGAACGGGGCAGCCAAACACATGGGGCTGTAACTACAAACATTCACCGCAGAGACGCAAAGGCCGCAAAGAAAAAAATATAAATCAAAAAAACTTAAAGGACTGAAAAATGGGTGTTGCTGATGTGTTTCCGGTTGATCCGTCTTATGCTGTACAGCGTGAGGTAAATGACGACGTCGCGATCGAAAAGATTCAAGGGAACCTTGAGAGGCGTAAGCAGATAAGCGGCTTACAGCTCAGGTCCTGGGACCTTAGCGTCAAGGTGTTGACAGTGGCGGAGCAGAAACTGATTGACGCCTTTTACCTTGCACGCGGCGGCAGATACGACTCTTTCTCTTTCCTCCCGCCGGTAAATCACGATAGGCTCATTGAGGGCCTGAGCGTTGGTACAGGTGCCTCGCCCACAACAGAGTTTGATCTTGATAACACTGACTATTATCGCAGGGTGTACACAGGCACCGGAACACGTAACCAGGCGTATGTGGATGGCTCGCCGGTGGGTGCGACTTTTTCCAACACTGACGGCTCAAAGACGAGCAAGGTCACTTATGATTCAGCACCAGGTAACGGCACAGTCTTGACGGTAGATATCGACGTTTACAGGATTTGTCGATTTAACAGTAGCCTGAAAGATGCCCTTATATCTTATCAGTATTTATCAGCAAATTACTCTTTCAAAGAGCTGGCAAGGGAATCCATATAAAATGTCCAGGACGACAACATCACAATATGACGCTAAGAAGATCGCGGCACAGAATAAGCCGGTGGAGATTGCTGATTTCTTTCTCGGATCTCAGACGGTGGACGACGCAGACACAAAGCATTATGGCATGTATGACAAAACTATAGATTTCTTTGATATTGACGGCAATGCACAGTCGTATAGTCCTGGGCGTCTCTCACGCGGCCAGGTGGCCCATAATGCAGGACTCCGACAATCTTCTGTCACGATACAGTTTGGTAATGTCGATAACAGATTCCAGACTTTTTTCTGGCAGCATCCGGGTTTCCTTCTCGATAAACGTTTTCTAATACGCCAGATTTTCGCTGACCAGGTTGACCTTGCCACTCATTCGATCACCATACTGGACGGGATCGTAGACCATGTTTTTATAGGCGAGGACGTATGCCAGATAAAAGTGGTATCAAAGACTGGATACACAGGTTTCAGGTCCGGTGTGGCCGTTGACAGGGTTTGCCCGATATCGGTATTCGCAAACGCACGCTGTGCGCAGGGTGTAACCGCGACAGACTTAACTCAAGAGACCACGGACACCGTGGACGCCGGATCAACGGCCAGCGTTGTAAAGGTGAAGACTATGGCCCAGGCGGATGATTTCTGGAACATAGGCAAGGTCGAGTTTACCTCCGGAGCAAATGATGGGTACGTGAGGAACATTATTGACTGGGTACAGTCAACTAAATCGTTCACCCTGGCGTTCCCATTACCAGCCGCACCGGCAGACGGCGACACTATGAAGGCGCTGCGGGATTGCAATCGAACACTGGATATGTGCAAGACGAGGTTCACAGAGGTGGGCGCAAACGGGAACATGGCGAATTTCAGGGGCAAGAATACGGTAGCAAGAAGCTTGAACCCGTAGAACGATTTACGATTTAGATTTAGGATTGTGATTAAGGAGATATTATAGTGGGTTGGTTTGATTGGATAGGGGGCATATTTGACACTGTCAGCACTGTTGTCAGCACTGTTGTGAATGCGGTGGTTGATGTATTCGTCCCCAGTTCTGATTTCGGTTCCGGATCTACCGAGAGCTATACTCAGGACGCGGCTCAGTCGCCTCAGTATGAGTTGTCAGGGTTCAGAAATATAGTCTCAAACATGGTCCCGTCCGCGCTTCTATGGACGGAGGACGGCATGAGGGTGCCACTCAAGAGATTATGGAACTCAGATCCGGGGACCACACAGAAACAGCTCCTGGAGATAGGAGCAGGAGAACTGCAAACAGTGGACGGCGTAGAGCTTAACGGTGACGCTATATCTACCTTTACAGGCTCAAGTGTATCTATTTACACAGGTACGTCCAGCCAGGCGATTGACTCACGATATGACGCCAGTCCGAACGATATAGGAGGTCTGAGAGATACAGCTTATCTGGCGTTGACTCTTGAGGCCAGCGAGAAACTCTCCGGAGATCCCCTGGTGACGGCAAATGTTGCAAAGGGCCGCAAGATAGCACTCTGGAACGGAGCTGACTGGACGACTCTAGCAGCAGCGGCCAGCGGAAACCCGGCGGCTGTATTACGCGACTATTTATTACTGGACCGGGAGCAGGGTGGTGCAGGACTCGCAGCGGCAGAGATTGACGACGCATCTTTCGGGGCTGTTTACACCTGGGCGGAGGTATCTGTCAACAACGGAGCCGGTGGGACTGAGCCGAGGGCACGGGTGACATTTACACTGGATAGTTTTAAGCCGTGGACGGAGGTCCTGGACGACGTCCTTATGTCTTTCGGTGGGTATATTGTTTCAGACGGCAGGGTGTTAAAGCTAAAGGTGAGGCAGTCGGAGAGTTCTGTACAGGATTTTGAACCGGGCAAGATGTCAGGATCTATGCTGCCAGGATCTTTCGGATATTATACTTTCTCGAAACAGGAGCGCCCTAACCGGCTGATCGGGATTTACAAGGACCCGTCAGCTTCCGGAAACGACGCCTGGACACGCACGCCGGTAATAGACGACTATTCAGACCAGCAGACTAACCCGCGCGGCGTAGTGACGCGAGAGATCACGTACCGGGCATTATCGCGACAGTCTCAGGCGATAAGGATGCTGACACAGGCGATGAACGACCACCGGGTAAATTGGTTCGGCTGCAAGTTTAAGACTGATATAGACAGCGCCTCACGCGAACGCGGGGACGTGATAAGGATCAAGCATCCGATTCTCGGTGACGGGGCGACGTGGTATGAGTTCACCGTGGAGCGAGTTGTAGAGTATCCGGACCACACAAGAGAAATTACAGCAAAGGCGTATAACTCGACAATATTTAACGACAGCCTGGAGGCTGACCCGGTAACACTGGCCCACGTAAAGGTGGCCAACCCATTCACCGCGACTGACGAGGTGACGAGTCTGGTGATCACAGAGACAGGCGGCTTTATAAACGAGGACGGGACCTGGTTTATAAAAATCAATGGCACATTTACCGCACCTAACGACACGCTTAACCTGAACCGGTACAGGATACTCGTAAAGGAGGACTCAGGGGCTTATGAGTTTGTCAAGTATGCCTCTTCTCCTGATACATCTTTCGACCTGGGCATCACAGCAGAGGTGGGCAAATCTTACACGGTAAAGGTGCAGACTGAAAATAAAAAACTAACCCTCTCAGACGGCGCGGAATCAAACACAATCACCATAGTGGGTAAGGACGTGGCACCGTCAGCAGTGGCAGGGTTCACGGTTGTACAAGAGGGAGACAATCTGAGATTTAAATGGAACGCGATAGCAGACGCGGATCTGTTCGGGTACAAGATATCATCCGGAGCGGTGTTCGCCACATCTATCCCGGTGACAGAGGATTATCTGGGCGGGATTGAGTATATTGAGACGGCTGCAACTAACGGGACAAAGACTTTCTGGATCGTGGCTGTAGACAACTCAGGCAATGTATCCACAGAGACCTCTTACAGTATCGACGTAGAGGGCCTGACCACAAACATCGCTTTCAGCAGTAGTGCTATAGACATGATCAACGATATCACTGACAGGAATAATATCGCCATTGAGTATATACCTGTCTCCGGATTTAACTCACGGACCATACCAACATTTACAAACGACACTGTACAGCAGTGGGACGATACTACTGACCTGGACGGCGTTGCCTGGGACTTCCCTGTTCTATCCGCAGCGGCGGACTTCACCACAGCAGCATTCGACCTGGGTGGAGTGGCCACGGGA